AGAAATGGCTGTAGGGACATTCAAACGCTTTCTGTCCCCCTGTGAGCTCTTTGAATATGCGTTTGACATCATCGGAAGTAGTATAGGACGGCGGTTCGGCTAATACAGGTAACGCACAGAACGCCAAGCATGCTGCCAGTAGAATTGCAATTTTTTTCATGGTTGGTTCCTCCTAGCTATGCGGGCCGACCTTGAACGCAATCTCGGCCTGCTCTTTTGTTGGATAATACGAGCTGACCCGCCGACCATCCTCTATGCCAATATACCAGCCGTGTTCGTCCTGCTTCACATGGAACATAGGTCTTATGGGGACCCGTTCGCTTTCAATTCTGATGCTAGGCCTTCTCATTGCCCTCTCCGTAGTTTTGCAATGGCCGTAGCTGGGACAGGTTTTGCCGCGAAATACCCGGATCTCCCCTGTCCAATACTTAACCGGGCATTCACATTCCATTGCCGTTCTCTTCCACGCCGTTGCCGTCGTCCCTGCCGTTGTCGGGGATGTAAACATGAAGTGAGGCTTCGGTCTGGATTGGCCGGCCGTCTTTTCCGGTGAGTTCGTGGTCCTGCCTATCCCGCCACCGGTCTTTCTGCCTGTTTTTCAACCAAAAAATCATAGCCGTGGTATCGGGCGGGTAATGCTTAATCGTCTCCGCGCGTATCACTTCGCCGTTGTACTGGAAGAGCTTTTCTTCGGGGTGGCTGTATCCGATAGCCCGCTGGTACAGGCGGTCTGCAACATTCGTGTCTGCCTGCTCCTTGCCTTCTTTTAGGGCTAACTCAAACTCTTTGTGTTTCCTCTTCCATACATTTATAGTGTTTTCAGCCACTTCAAAGAAGTCCGCAAGCTCTTTGTCAATGGCACCCAACAAACAAAACTTGTATGCCAGGTCAGCATATTCTTTTTTGTAAGTCGTTTTCCTCCCACCGCCCTTGTTGCCGACGGCGTACTTGTTTCCCTTTTTTGCCGCCATGTCTACTTCTCTTTCAGCGCCTTCACGATGATGTAAAGCGCCTGGTGCTCTATGCTGCGAATGTTTGTCCGGGCCTGCTCCTTTAATGCTTCGGCCACCTCGGGATAGTCGGTCAAGTTAATAGTCAACGTGACAGTCTCTTTCTTGGCCTCTTGGTTAGAAGCTTTCATGTTTTTCTTCTTCTCCCTGTTCTCGCGGACGCAGTTTGCGCAAATATCAATGCGCTTGTTTTGGTATTTATTGCCCCAGCGCCTGAAAGATTCGATCCATCGGAGCTCGCCGCACTGCTTGCACCGCTTTTTCTTTTCATCAGCGTCGGGTTCTATGCGGTGATTGCGCAGGGCGTGCTTGTAATGCTTCATGCACAGATCCCGGGCGTGGACCTCGTTTTCGCAGCCCTCGACTTTGCAGGTCTCCGTTTTGGGCCTCAAGTAGGCGCACTTTTCGCAGTTGAAGGATTGCCAGTCGAGCTTTGCAGCATGACCAAGACATCCCCCGTAAAATTGGCAGTCAAAATTCCGCTCTCCCGGACCTTTCGCTGGATTAAGATTTTGCGATTCCAGTTCCATCGACGATTATTTTCTCCATCAGGGCAGCGACGAGCGGCTGGGTCATCCACAGGAATTCGTGAATGGATATAGGCCACCCCCGCAGATGCGGCCTCATATCGATATTTCGTATCAGCCGATCCTCTACGGCCTGCCGCTGTCTTTCTCGGTCATTTCCCTTCATCACTCCCGCTCCTTCAAGAGCCGTTTCCACTTCGCCCGGGCCATGCGCCATGTAAGGCACTTGGATTTGGTCATGGCTATCCGGCCCGTCTTTTGGAACTCCGCATACTCGAATATGGGGTCATCTCCAAAACACATGGCTTTCAGGGCCTTCAGAAAATGAGAGAAATCTAAATCTGTCCCGAAATGGCGTCTTTTTGAGGGATTCCAGTCGGCGGACCGGGGGGCCCTGCCAGTGAACAAAAAAAACTCCAAGTCCCTTGTGAACAGCGAGTCTTGGAGCGGGCAATGGCCTCTTTTAATGGGGCATCTGAGCTTGTTATTATAGGGGCAAAAGCATACCTCGCCCCGCTGATTATTATGGTATGCGTTGGTTTTAAGTGTGGCAAGGGGTTGTTTCCGGGAAATGGCCTTATTCATACTCGTTCATAGTTATTCATATTCATTCGTATTCGTTTTTTTGTGGATTATGTTCAATGCCTTCATTATATGCTGACTCGCAGCCTCTAAATTCGGTTTCAACTCAATAGGTAGTCCTGTTTTCAGTTCCGTTAATTTTTGCCCGATGTCACGCTCCAGATTCCAGCTGAATATGTTAACGCCCAACTTGTTGAGCATGGCCTTAGCCTCTGCCAGTTTCTTGTTTTCTATTTCTAGGCGATGATTTTCTGTCTCTACCTTGAAGCACCGCCGCTCCATCTCCTGGCGGATTTTACAAGAAACATTCCAGCCCAATTCTTTTTTTTCGTCTTTTGTCTTCAACCAATTTTGCCAATATTGGTTCTGATCTCGGCAATATTCAAGGTCCAGCTTCACGCGACTCATCAGGATATATTTAAAAATTGTATCCGGTATTTGTATCTCTCTAAAAGGTGCCTTCTTTTTCAAATAAAGTCGCTTGGCATTCACTGTGCTCACATAAAGGCCAGCCTGTTCAGGAATTTCGTTCGGGAGTATAACTTTGGGCGGACATACAAAATAAAACTGATTGCAAAAGTCAATGTAGTTTAGCCACTTCTCATCTTTCAGGAAATCATCCCGCCTGACTTTAATTTCATAGCCAATCGTACACGGATTGGTCCAAGATTTGGCCATTCACCACATGTCCATGATTCCCAATCTCTGATTTGTCCACGTGGGTCCCGTTTTACACTCAGGAACACAGAAGAATTTTTCCTGGTGTTTTTCTGATAATAATTTACTGAGGTCAGATGCTGTTATCTTTTTCATGGGCTTCGTTTATGTTTTGAAGCGCTTGGACCGCACTTTCTTTGATTCTGATTTGCCTGCCGATTCTGTACCAGCCGCTTGGGGGAATGGCACCGGCATTGAGAAACTTCCTGACAGTGTCGGGGTGGACCTTGAGGATGTCCGCCGTCTCCTGGACGGTGAAGGAACGCTCGATCTTTGATGATTGTTCGGTCATGGGGACGAGTACCTGTTCTTTTTTAAGTTAAAAATCGTAAAAAGTCTATTGTTTTTGTACGGATACTTGTTCTTTTTGGGTAAAAAATAGCTCTTGCTGTCTTGGCTCAGGAACATTAGCCAAAGCGACGTTTTTTTTCGCTTGTTTATAGTATGATGGCTTAAGCTCAATACCGATACCGCGCCTTCTATTCGTTATGGCCCCATAAACCTCGGAGCCCACCCCCATAAATGGCGTAAAAACTATTTCATCTGGATTCGACCATAACACAATACACCTATCAATTACGTCTAATTGCAAAGGGTGGATATGTTTTTCGTCCTCTTCGTCTCGAGATTGCTTGAATGGTAAAACTCTGTCAATTCGTATATCATCCCAAAAGGCAGATGCATATTGTCGCCATATCCAATGTGAGTAACGGTTTTCAATTTGATTGCCTTCCCATCCACGATATTTCAATAAGCTAGCGGGGGGTTTTCGGGATCCTGCATAATCCAATAATCCCCGTGGATGAGTAATAGGAATCGTATTTTCACCTTTCTTCCTGAAAACCAAAAGCCAGTCAGCGGAGGCCACTGAACACCGTGAACTATCATCTACAATTGTTTTATGAGCTAAATTTTTGGCCATTGTTCTGTTACGGACGCCCAGTGGTTCTTTCCATATGGCATAGCGGGCAATGTAATAAAAACCATGTTTTTCATGCAATCGAATGATATCGCCTGGAAAGTCTATAAGATGATCCTTGCCGCTATTCCCACTAGGCACATCCATACAATGTACAGCTGTTACCCTGCCCGGTAATGTAAGCCTGAAAAGTTCTCTAATGACAAAAGCATAATGTTTAAAAAATTCTTGATAATTGCGGGCATTAGACAAATCCCGATCATTTGAAGAATAATGGTACAGGCCTCCAAACGGAGGAGAATAAATCGACAAATGAATTGAATTATCGGGAAATGATTTCATAACCTCAATGCAATCTCCATGATAAATTGCATATTTTTCTGTTATATCTTGTTCGATAATAGCCATACAGGAACCTCCTCCTTTTTTGTGAATTGCATATCCCGATTTATAAAAACAGCCTCATTCATAAATTTCACGAGACATGAAAACATTCGGTCGGCAGCCTTAGCCTTATACTGAAGATTTTTCATAACTGCTTTTTGGCCTTCAGTTGTTACTATGTCTACTATAACTTGGTTTTTTTGGCCGAACCGCCAGCACCTGCGAATACCCTGATAATACTGCTCAAATGAATGAGAAGGGAAAAAAACTACATGAGAACAGTGTTGAAAATTCAATCCCCATGCCCCTATTTTGGGTTTTGTGATTAAAACCCGAATTTGGCCATGCGCAAATTTTAATAGCCTCTCTTCTTTTTTATCATCAGAATCCTTCCCGCTGACTTGATCTGCATCAGGAATGATTTTTTCAAGATAATCGCCTTCGTCGTTTAAGTGACACCATATCAAAGCCGGTTTTCTGGTATTCTCAACAAGTTCTAGTACTTTTTCACATCGTTCCCTTAGTGTGCGTCTACGCTCTTCCCGCTGTTCTTTCAAGCCAATAGCTGGCAGTTCAAACAACATACCATCAGATAACTGATTGGCTTTGACGACATATTCTTGTTCGACTAATGGCGGTAAGATGAAATCATTGTCTTCAAAACCCAAATCAGAAGGATAGCGCATAGCCCGGGCCCATGAAGAAACCCACCTCCAAAAAGGTTCTTCCGCATGGCCCTTGAATCGCCATTTAGGAGCTAAGCCACCTGTTGTCGCATAAAATCGTTTCGTGCTACATGTATTCTGGTCACTCTTAAAAAATTTCGTAAGCATATCCATAAAGCCTAGTTCACCTAACGCTTCGCTGCTAGTTCCTAGTTCAACATAGTCATTAGGTGCAGCCGTAGCAGTTGCGAGTAATCTATATGGCATTCGCCTGATAAATTCTGTAATCTGTTTTTTGCGTTTCCCATCAAAATTCTTCAAAATACTGGATTCGTCACACACACATCCTATGAAATCGTTCGGATTGAAGTAATGGAGTTTTTCATAATTTGTGACATTAATTCCGTTAGAAAGTTCGCCATTAATCGATCTATAACAATCAATGCCAAATTTTTCGGCTTCAGCTATCGTTTGATGAGATACAGCGAGAGGTGTCAAAATCAAAACGCGTTTATTTTCTTTGCGTATTATGTTTTCAGCCCATACAAGTTGCATTGGTGTTTTTCCTAAGCCACAGTCCGCAAAAATCGCGCTTCGCCCTTTTTTAATCGCCCATTCAACAAGAAATTTTTGAAAAGGAAACAAAAAATCAGGTATAAATATCGGAGTAAAGCCATGGCATATTTCTAATTGTGCCTTTGATTTCAAAAATTCCGAATACTCTATATCGGGTCTCTCCATCTTGTCTCCGCATAAAGCGCCTGTTCTGGCGTTAACTGCTTCACGAGCGCCAGTATGTAATTTCTTGTGATACCCCTGACATTATGTTTTGATGAGAACCTCAAACCCGTCGTCAGAGGTATCACAAGAAATTACATACTGGCGCTCGTGAAGCAGTTAACGCCAGAACAGGCGCTTTATGCGGAGATAAGATGGAGAGACCCGATATAGAGTATTCGGAATT